TCGGCCCAAACGTACCCGCGTTCTTGTTCGTGGTAATCGTGTAGTTGGTCGTCACGGTCTGATCGTTCTCAATGAACACGGCATCAGAGCCGCCACCCGTTGCACCGCCACCGACCGCGCCCCAGGCGCTGCCGTTGTAGCCCTCGAACTTGCCCAGCGTGCTGTTGAAGCGGAAATCACCCGTAGCGCCAGCCGGGCGCTCGGCAGTCGTGCCAGCAGGAACCTGCACGGCACCCGTGCCGGTCAGATTCACATCGCCCGATGCGTTAATGGTGCCCGACGAGGTCAGCGTGCCGGCGACCGTCAGCGTCTTACCAGCGCCGACATTTAGGCCGACAGAGGTGCCGTTACCGGCGGCTGCGAAGACAGCGTCTACGCTGTCCAGGTCCGTGTTGATCTTCGTGCCCCAGGTGTCGGCACTTGCCCCGACCTCGGGCTTGGTTAGCAACAGGTTAGTGGTGGTCGTATCAGCCATTTAGTACCTCATGCAGCAAGCTGCCAAGTTTCGGAATTCTCAGGAATAGGCGTCCAAGTCTCAGGGGTGTCGCTTTGCGCGGCCCAGCTTGTCGAGGCGTCAGAAACCGCAGTCCAGACCTCGCCTGTGTCCGGGATGCTCGTCCATGTTTCCGACGTATCAGATTCTGGCACCCATTTTAGAACACCATTGAAGGTCATGCCAGAGGTGCATGGCATCAATATAACGCCAAACTGAACTTTGGTCGCCTCAATAGACGCCGAGGATTCGGCATTAATGACCACCGCCTGGTTGACGATAACGCTGGTGCTGACCGTCATGTCAGCCCAGGCCTCAATCAGAATGCTGACCAAAGGCACCCGGATCGCCGAGACTGCCATCGCGCTAACGTCATTGGCAGCAAACGAAGCAATGACGTACCGTACCGCGGAAATGCTGGCCGCCGACGAGCTGGCCGCCGTAAAGGCTCCAATGGCGTAGCGCAGCGCAGAGATGCTGGCAGAAGATTCTGCAGCTATCGCGCTGGATGCAATAGCAACGCGCTGCGCTGCAATAGAAACAGAGGAAGACGCCGAGACGCTAAATGAAACGTCCTTGATGACGCGAGCCTCAATGCTGGCAGAAGACTGCCCGGCGCTTGTGAACGCGCCAATGGCATAGCGCACGGCCGAAACCGATGCGCTCGAGGATGCGGGGAACTCTACGGCTGCAAGTGTTATTCCGTAGGAATAATTACCCTGGCCGTATGGCCCGGAGCCGTATGCAGCCATTTGTGGATTACGTCAAGGTGACGTCCAGATCGCCGGCAGGAATACGCAGCACGTCGCCGTCGTTGATGGTGCGTGCGGTAGACAACGCAGCCCAGGCCAGCATATTGCCGCCGGTAGAGGCGTCAAAAATCGCAGCCCAGCCAATCGAACCCCAGTTGCCGCCAGAGGCTGCAGCAAATTCAATGGCCGCGGAGTTCGTGGCATTAGTGGGCGAAGTGCCAGACACGCTAATCGTGCCGGTGGCGGCGCGGGCGTAGCCGTTGCCAGAGACCTCAGTGCCGCCACCCGTATCGGACGGGGCAGCAGTAAAAAGGCCCACATACCAGTCGGTCGGGCGGGTGGCGCTGTTGGTGGTCAACAGCCAATTGAGAACCAGGTTCTCGGTGTAGTCGGTAAACGATGACATTTCAAAAACTCCTTTATCCGAAAGTCCTGGCTCGCATCATTATGGAGCCGCCAGACGTTGCCCCACGGTCATCTGCAATCTGCAGCTCCTCGAGGCCGCGGGTGTAAATCGCTGCCCAGACAGGTATCCGCGCATCATCCTTGAGGTAAGGCGCGGCCTGCATCAGCGATCCATACAGGTACACATCCGGGGCTTGCGTCAAAAGCCAATTCGTCGCCACAGAAGACGACAGCTTTGACAGCTTGGCGTAGTAGATCAGCTCGGCGGTATAAGTGTTGTCCGGCACCGGCAACACCCGAATCTGGCCGCCCACAATCCCAAAATATTGGGGTTTACCCGGAGAAATGTAGGTTGTAGATTTGAGGCTATCAAGTGCGTCCACGGATTCAAACGTGAGCGCCGTCACGGGATTCGTGTTCAGCTTGATCGACTTAGTCTCAAGGAAATCAGCCGGCACCGCGCTGTACTCGGTATCAATGGACGCCGTAGCGCGCACGATCATCTGGCGCGTGCGCAGCGTGCGCTCGATCTGCGCCTCAGCCAGGGCAATAAAGTCCGGGATGATGGTGGTCAGATCGGTGCGGTTAAGCCAGTCGGCCACCGACGCCTTGAGTTCCGTGTACGTTGACAATGCCATTAGGGCGCCTTTTCCTTCTCTAGATCCTTCACGATCCAGGTGTGCTCGTGCTTGTATTCAAACGTGCCGACGTGGCCGATTTCCTTCGACACATCGTGATCAATCCAGATTTTAAATCCAGCGGCCCGAGCCTTGTTGCAAAAGAAAACGTCTTCGCCAATGTAGCCACGTTTGTCGCTACGCCAAGGCGTCTCGTACCACGGCTCGGACAGCGCCTTAAAGACGCTCGCCTTAATGAGCATTACGCCCATCCCAACCGAGCCAATCTCCTGCAAGCCGGTGCTCTCAGGCATTGACCAGACCAGCTCGCGGTCGCCGTTTTCCTTGTATATCTGCGCCGTCGGGCCGGTAGGCATCCTGCGCCTGGCACAGTTGGCCGCCACGATGTCCAGATCGTGCGCCAGCAGCCGGCCGATCATGTCCTGCGGGAAACGCATATCCGAATCCACAAACAGCAGATGCGAGCAGCCTTCGCGCATCGCATCCAGAGACAGCTCGGCGCGCTGGTTAGCGATCAGTGTGCCCTCGCTGATCTTGAGCGATACGGCATCGTTAGTCGTCAGCGTGTGATGACACACCATATTGACCAGGTCATAGGTGAACATGGTATGAACCATGTCACGCGCAGGCGTGCAGACAGCGATGTAGTTCGTCTTCATACCTGCCCCGGCCGCACGCGGAAGTGACGATTTTCAGGGTCGTTGAGCCAGCGCTTCATGTACGCCTCGTCCTCTAGCTTGCCCTCGGCCTTGAGCTGGTAATACAGACTCAGCGGAATCGACGCCACACGAGACCATTCGCCCCAGCGTGCGCGCTCATCCACTTGATTAAATTCTTGCTTGTTCTCTTCAATGATCGCGGACACATCCTGCTGCGTCTGGATCGTTGCTTCGTCCTTCTCTTCGTCGTAATGCCAAGTCCGGGTGATACCCAGATCCTTATTAATGTCGAACAGTTTTGAATTGGTCATATTAAAAAAGTCGTTAAAAAAGGGACCAGGTTTCCCTGGTCCCTCTTGCTCCGATTAGGAGGTCACCAGGTCTGCGGCCAGACCGTGGGCGTTCTCAGCCAGAACCTTCAGGCCCCACTCGACGATCAGCATACGCTTTTCAGCGTCGCCGGTCTTGGCGAGTTCGACTTGTTGGTACGGGCGAAGAACAACCATCTTCGCGTAATCGGGATCGATCACGAAAGCGTCACGCTCGCGCTGGAAGCGGTTAGGAACAACCTGCACGTTACCGAAATCACTGCATCAATGTTAGATGAGATTCGCTACTTTCTCATCCCCCTTTCGGGGCTGCTAGTTACCTAGCAGATCAGACTATCTCTTCACCCTCCTTGGAGGGGCTGGGCACTTCGGGCCGCTTGGCCCTACGAGGCTCCCGCCTCTAGTCGTTACACCTTCCGCTTTCGCGGCTTGGCTCGGTATTGTCCTCTGCTCGGCAAGCAGGTCGGAGGTTCACCGAATTCACCCAGTTACAACCAAACATTACTGCTTGGCGACGCCATCAATTAACGTAGATATCAGCCGCACCGATGATGGTGGCAGGACGCGCACCGCCGTCGATGTTGAAACGCGAAGAAGCGATACCGGCGAAGCCAGAAACGCGCTGCTTGTTGACCGGGCCGGTCATCAGGATCTTCGGGGTGCCACCTTGAGTCCACACCTTCTGAATCACGTTCTTCAGGATGGTCTCGGTAAAGGTGCGAACGGTG